GGGAATGCCGGAACATTTACCGCCGGGCTGGCTACCTGAACATCCGGGCTTACCGGCTGGGGAACATTCGCCACCGGGGTAGGCACATCAACAACAGGTGCGGCCGGGGGTGGTATGGCCGGGAACGCCGGAATACTTACCGCCGGGCTGGCTACCTGAACATCCGGGCTTACCGGTTGGGGAATATCTACTACCGGGGCGGTTGTTTCAGGGCGTGAAGCCGTCGGCATTTGTATAGCTAATGCCGGTGCATCTAAATTAATAACAGGAACAACAGGTTCAACCGCCTTTACATCAGGTGCAGACAGACTAACAGCTACCGGCAACATGATAGCGGCGGCAATCTTTCGTACATTGTGCATAATGTCAGAAAGATAATTATCCTTTTCAGGTTCGTAGCTTTGTGTTCTATCATCCGCCTTTGCCGTAAAAGCTGCTTTTGCGTCAATGGTATTTCCGGCCGGTAAAACCTTATTTGCGACCTGTTCTTTTGCTTCCGTTGGTTTCAGACTGACGGTTAAGGGAGCCAGTTTCCGGGTAACAGCGGTATAAGTGTCGGTTTCATTCAGGTTCTTTGTGTTTTCGTCGAGCTTGATAACCTTCTTAGCCTTTGTACCCTTCTTATCCTTACCTAATTTCGCCATCAGGTCATTAAAGTTTGTTCCCGGAACATTATTAGTTTGTGGCAACGGTTTCGGATCAGGTATAAGTTTATCCATCGCTGATACATCATCCGTTTTTTGCTGGGATGCCGCCCAACTATCACGCCCGGCCTGTTTGCCTTTTTCCCATGCTTCCGAATAGTTGCCATCTTTAGCGGTGTTGTATAAAATAGATACAGGATTAGCCCCTACCACACCTTCGCCGATATTTTTGAAACCATCTTTGGCCGCGGCGGCCGCTTCCTTGAAGTTTCCTTTTACAAGATTAACGATAGCCGAACAAACACCACCAATACCGCTTAAAACTTGCTTGAAAGGTTTTACAACACTATTTAGCAAGGTAGCCCCAAATTCTTTTATTACACCCCACACGCCAAGAACCGCAACCCGGAAGCCCTCGAATTTCTGCCAGCAATATGTTACGGCTGCAATAACCGCGCCAATAGCAAGCGCAATCCAACCCAAAGGCGAAGCATAGAACGCGGCATTTAACGCCCACTGTGCGGTCGTTAGCCCCCATGTTGCGGCGGTCTGTGTAATATCCAGCACTTTTTTAAGACCGCCTATAATAACAGCCTTTTGCGTGATTGCGTAGTTTGCCCCCATCGCGACAGTGTAGAAGCCCAAAGCGGCCGTTAAACCGACTACAAGCGGATTGCCTTCTGAAAGTAAAGAATACCAAGAACCAAAGAACCCGACAACCGTATCAAGCGTAAAGGAAACGGCGGACAACACAACATCGGCAACATTTAGACCGGCACATATAACCGGCAGGATTATTTCGCCGACTTGCACACCCATGTTTTTAAACTTGTTCCAAACTTCGGTCGCCTGTTGTACGCTGTTCTTTGAAAACTCCAAAGCCGCGTCGGTTTCCCCGGATGAGTTTGCCACGTCGTGCATTGACTCGTTATATTTGGTTATATCCGAAGTTAAAATGGCGAATGCGTTCTTAGCTTCCTTATCCACCAAACCGATTTTTTCGAGGAATGACGACTTTTGTTCATCGTTCATGTCGCCCATAACCCCTTGCAACTCTCCAAAAACATCTACAAGGCTTCTTATTTTCCCGGTTTCATCAAAAACCTTAACACCGGACTTTGCCAGCTTATCGCGAACCTCACCACGCCCCAAAACAGAAAAAGCATTTTCCATCAGGACGGCGGCACGTTCCGCCGACTGCCCTTTTCCGGTCATATAGGCGAACGTACCGGCAACCTCTTTATAGGCAATACCCATATTTGAAGCACCGGCAATAAGGTTCGGCATATAACGGGCAAAATCGGCAAACTCGCCAGCACCTACGCGCTTGGCTGCAAAGAAGGTGTCAAGAACTTCTTGTGCGCTGGCATTTTCTTTGCCTATGATAGATAAGGACTGAGCCAATGCGGACGACACCGTAGTTACATCGGTGAATCCGGCCTTGCTGCCTTTTAAAGACGCATCCAAAATAGACAGGGACAAGTCGACATCGTTAAGCTGTGAGTTTATCTGTTCAAAACCTATCGGGGAAAGTACAACGTCCGTTTTGTTATCCTTTGCAATCTTTTTAAGTTTGTCTTTCAAATCGGACAACCCGGCTTCATCAAGCCGTGCGGTAATATTTACCTGCGCCAGTCCTTCATCCAAATTCATTCCGGCCTTACCGGCAAAACCTAAAGCGGCCATTCCGGTAATAAGCGGATTTTTGATAAGGCCTGCGCCCGGTATGGCATCGAAAGCATCAGAGGCCCATTTTTTGAATTTGCCCCCACCGCTGGCCGTTTCCAGCGCATCAATCTCTTTTGTCAACCGGGAAATCTCTTTGTTGTATTCCCGGATCGCTGGCAAATTATCCGCCGATATCCATTCCTTTTCAGATTGAAGGGCATCGACTTTCATTTTAAGCGAACCGATAGTCTTACCCGTATCTTTGCATACCGCATCGACGGAAGAAACTTTTTCGCGTACACCGGTAAGAGCCGCTATCGTTTTATCGGACGTGGCAGTAATGCCGCCCAATTTAGCGGAAATCTTATCTTGCAGGGAAAATATGTATTCTATTTTGTTCGCCATAAATTAGTTATTAAATCCTGTTTCACCCATTCGGCCATCGCTGTTTGATGCGCCCATTCCTCATCCGTAAGTTCTTCGGGGGTTATGTGCAAATAAGCCCGGATAAGGGTATCGGCTAAAAACATCCATCCGGGCTTCTCTGCTATGTTTGTTCGGCTTATAATTTTTTTAGTTCGGCCTCTTTCACTTCAATAAGATCGGCCAGCTTTGCAGATACGCCCAAAAATAAAGCGTCGTCTTTCTTTATTTCTTCGTCACCGGCAATCCAACAGTTGTTCAGAAGTATTTCGTTATACTTCATCGGATCGGACTTACCAATGACCGCGGCCGCACCGAGAGCCTTACGGTCGGGCTTATGCAGATAAGCCGTTTTTCCTTCAACTGTTACCTGAAACACATCGCCGTGTTTCTTTTTCCATTCCTCAATCTGTTCGACTGTTGCTTTGTTTTCTTCGTTCATCGTTTTTAAGTTTATTAAATTACATTCGGTTCCATGTCACAGGCGATAAATGGCAAAGCATGTTCCTGCTGCAAATCACCTTCTTTAATCGCGTATGGGGCTTCCGTTATGGAAAGGTTGATAATCTTGTCCGTTTGGATGACTCCGCTTTCAGGCAGATAAGACACAATAGCGTCAAATTCCAAATCGGTAATATCATCATGTCCTTTTGCCTTTGCGGCGGCCTGTAAGGCTATCAGTTCAGACTGGAGCAACGTAATAGTACCTTCATACTCCTTTTTACCTAACTGAATACCGCGTGCCTTCTTTCCGGTTGCAAAAAGGCATTCCTTTTGCCTTTTCATCTTGTACTCAATACCACGAAGTCCGGTTACTTCCTTGCCCAGCATGACGAGTTTTACGTCAATCCAAGCATATTCTTTTGAATTAAAACTGCTCATTATTCACTTGTATTTAAGAGGTTGCTAAATGACAAATCCACATCTATTTCTTTCAACAGCGCAGTAGGGACAATCTTACATTGAACCTTTAGAGAGCCGGTAGAAATCAAATTCTGGGCCGGGTTGATATAAGCCTTAAAGCCGCTTATCTCGCCGTCCATATCCGTATTAATGGAACGGATGATTGATTGCTCGAAAGACTTGCAGACAGGTTGCGACAACTGGCCGGTATCGGCATCAACCATGATGCTATCCAGAATTTCGTCAATATATGTCTTATAACAGATAACAACGGCTTTCTGAATAACCCGGATAAGACATAACCGGTGATAATCATCTGTGGAAGCAACGGCCGTCGCATCATCATTCAGGTAATAACCATTTTTGCCAATATAGGTGCGATAAAATATATAGCCGGCATCATGAAGAATATTCCAAAGAGCGTAATCCTCTTCCGGCTTCTTTCCGTCCATCAGATAACCATCGGCAGCAATATTACCGTCTTTCACGCGACCGATAGAAATATTGACCGGGCAGGTGGCGGCACGTCCGAGAACTTGACCGATTGCAGCGGAATACAATTTGCTGCCACCATAAAGGCCGTCAGAAGCCAGTACGACACTAACGCTATTTTGCGATCCTTCGCGCGGCTGGTAAAGATTATCCGTTTCACCACTCCAACCGATAGCGGGAATCAATACCACAAACGGGGCTATTTTCTCCATGTACGCTTTAACGACAGATTGGGCCGCGGTAATGGCGGTAATCACATCTTTGTCAATGCACTTTTCAAGTGTGGGCGTATAAGAAGCGGGGGCATTACGGTTCACGCCGACAAGACGAATACGTCCGGCCGCGGAATCTATCAATGTTTGCAGAGGCGATCCGGCTTCGGTGGAACAAATCTGTGTCAATGTGGTAGCCTCACTGACTACCAGCAAATGAAGTTCCGCACCATCACCGGCGGCCGCATAAAAGGCCGACACGTCTTTATAGACTAAAGGGTTGGTTTCTTTGTTGATACCCAGCTTTGCAAGGTCGTTGCTGGAAGAAAGTACATACACTTTGTTAAGAGCGAGCTTTCCTTCCACGGCCGTTCCGGTTAAAATCAATCCGGAAATGCCATCATCCGAAAGGGTTACAGTACCGATGTTACCGTTACCCAGCGTAATATTTACATTTGGTAAACTCATATTCTGTTGTTTAATAGGTTTTTAATTCACCCTTTCCACATTTCTTTTGATGGGAAACGGCCTTATCACGTTCATGTCCGAGAAAAACCATGTTGTCACCGGTAACATGAAAGTTTAAACTATCCGGGTAGGCTTCCCGGTATTGTGCCAAAAAGGCAGGTTCATTAGCCGGTACGGTAACCGGGGTTTCTTCTGTACGCTTTTCTTTTGCCATTCTAACGACGTTTTAATAGTTTTAAAATAACCTTCCAAATTGAAGGCAGATATTTAATCAAAAGGACAACCGCAAGCAATCGGCAAAGGTAAATTTGAGCCTGTTGCCACCATGTAAGCCGGTTGATATAGACTGTTTCACCGGGGACTGGCGTAGGCACGTAAATAATAGAATCTTTTGCCGGTATATAAATCGTGTCATGCTTGGCGTTAGCCTTGTAATCCAGTTTTCCGTTATCAAAAGAAAGGCTGCTTTCAACCCCTGCACTTTTCAATTCGTTATAAGCCTTCATTACAACCTGATTACTGCTGTCACATTCAAACAAGGCTGTTAGAAGTGCCGAATCAGGCGACAGGTAAACAGGCACAAGGCGTTCCGTTGCTATATTAGCCGGTGGGTTCGCGGGCGTGCCCTTCGCATTTTTCAGCCCGCCGCAACTCGTCACGTACAGGACAAGAAGTATCAGCGTGAGGGCAGGTATTGACTTTTTCAACAGCCCGGCGAAGGCGTTCCAATTCTTTTCGTATTGCATAAATCTCCTTTTTTAGCGGTTCGACCACCTGTTCCATCAGGATGGCCATTGCCTTTTTAACATTATCCAGTTCGTCGCCGCGTGTGTCCGTCTTGGAGGCTTCCACTTGCGCCCGGAGCCCGTCGACTTCTGCGTCGTACTTCCTGCGTAGCAGTACAGCCGTAAGCCACGCGCTTAACGGTGCGGATATGATTGCGGCTACCAGCGATATTATTTCAGACAATTCCATCCTGACTTCTTAGGTTATTTGTTCAGCAACTCCCAGCCGGAATATATGTCGGCCATGACGGCGGGAACGCCGTTTTCCACTTGACTGATAGCCGCCGCAAAATTGCACATGGTCGCTTTGTCGTTCACATCCGGCACATAGGTCGTTGGTACTTGCATTTCGCGGCAAACTCTTTGTATATATCCGGCGGTGTTATTCTCTATCTTTGGAGCATAGCGGTTGATAAAATCCGCTATCGTCTGGCATTTGTGTAATTTGCGATAGTTCTGCAAAGTACGGATCAGGGCACGATAACCATGTGCCATTGTCTCAAACTGGAAAAACGCCTTGTCCGTCTGCACCGCCCGAAGCCCCTGCCATTTATCTTTCGACAAACGGAGATTGCCGGGGTTATTGTTTCTTAATCCGCGCGTCATGCTTTAGGCTGGGTTAAAGTGATTGTAGCGGTTTTTGTCACATCTTCGGCAAGCGTCAGGGTAATAACGCCTTCTTTTGCGGCGTCACCGGCCGAATTATCCAAAGCAGTTACCAATAAAACTTTATCCTGTTTTACAACCTTAAAGCCTTCCGGTTCTGTATATGCGTAGTCAGACGAAGCGCTTACCGCAAATTGCTTTGTTCCACCATTAACCGGGTAAGCGATTGTTTTCGGGGTAACTGATATTTCAGGCACATAAGCCGAACTGGCAATCGCGCCGATAGCTTCCATCTTTTTCGGCAGTACGATAAAATAATGACGGAAGTTAATCAGATTTTCTTGTGTTGTCGGACTTTTTACCGCTTCCGAATAGTACATCTTCGTCTTACCTGAAGCCTTGAACATGCGTTTTACATAGAAAGCGACCGAAGCCTGACATGTGCCATCCAAAGCCGTTTCTCCGAATTTCTTTTTTACTCCGTTAGTGGTGAATGACGGGCAGCTGACAAACTCGTAAACTTCAAAGCCGTACAGGTTGGCTATCTTGCCGGACGTATAATTGTAATACTGGTCTTTGAATTTCTGATCCACGAGTAAAAGGTCGTTCACATGGTCTGTGCACAACACAAGCCGACGGCCTTCGGTCGGAATTTCCATCTTATCAAATTTATCTTTCAACGCAATAATGTCCTTTGTCGTAATCCTGCGACGACCGTTATCGTTTGCCCCGGTGGTAAGAACTACCGGTGTCAAAGCAGAATCTTTTTGAGGCGCAAGGGCATGAATTGCCTTCTTGAACTTGTTCACCAGGATAGCTTCACCGTGACGTTCTTTGTGGCTTGCCATCTTATCATAAGAACAGGCATAAAGTTCATCATCCGTGACACGGGTAGCCTTTGTTTGGTATTTATCCAGACTGATAGCAACGTCGCCATCTTCCAAATCTTGGATAGGAATAGGATAAGTTGTATTGTTAATCAAAACGTCAGGATCACCGCCCACGTCGATAAGGTGAATAATATCGTTTTCGGCTTTATCGGAATAGTCGGGAATACCATCCAGCCATGTAGCCGTAATTCCGGCACGCAATTTCTTAATTAATTCACCCGTCCAAATTTCCGTATATACACCGGCACAAGCCGAACCATTCGGCAGAAAGTTGCCCGAAACAATCGACGCACCTACGACGACCGCCGCACCGGCAGAGGCCGGAACACCCATTGCAACGGCAAGAAAAAGCCCCATCATTGCATTAATAAGCAACCGGGAAAAGAGTTTAAATCCTGTTTTCATTTTTACCTGTTTTAAAATTAGTAATTGGGACAATCCACACCATATTCGGCCTTAAACAGCTTCATATAAGTGGGCTTGTCATTTTCTTTCAAGTTTTCCATCTGATCCGCCGGAACATCAGACAATTTTTTCCAATCCAAAGCCATAGAACCGGAACCGCCGGGCTGGTTTATCAAATTCATCGGCTTTTGTATCGGTGTCATGGAATCAAAAGTCAACTTTAGGCTTTCAATACCTACCTTTTTACCCAATTCAATAAAATGCGCTTCCTTTTCAGGCATAATCAGGCGTTTGCCTGTGGCTTCTTTTACTGTTTGCGTAATAGCAGACAACTGCATTTCTTCTTTCTCCTGTTGTAATTGCTGGTTAGCCAATTTATAGCCGTTCAGCACTTCAATAGAAGAAAGAATTTCATTTTCTCCAGCCGTTTCCGGCAACCCCAATTTCAGGGCGATAGCTTTGTAATCCATCTTTTCTTCGTCTTTTTGATTGTTGATATTAGTGAGTAATGGCAGACCGTCCGAGTTTTCACCGGCCGCCAGTTTTAATTCCTGACCTTTGAAAGTGAGTACCAGCGGCAAAGCGTTGTCATTTCCGCCGATGTCAACCATACTTATTTCAATTAACTTGCTTCGTGTAGCAGTAGCCCGGTATTGGCCCGGCTTTATCAGTTCCGGCGCGTCGCTGGTTTCTGTTACCTCAAAATTAGCGGAAGCCATTTTTAACGTACCCTTATCCCATTGCTGCTTTGCAAGTTTACTTTCATCGCGTACTTCATCAAAGTAAGGTTCGCCGGTGATTTTATCGCCTTCCTTTTTTATATCTTTGATGCAGCCGATAATAATACCGCGCCAGTGCATCCACAACAACACAGGATTGCGTTCATATTGCGAAATATCAACGCCATCGGTTTTAACCCACGTTCCGTAACAGTTTACGGACTCATCACTTATAATTATTCGCTTTGCCATTTACTACATGTTACATCGTTTTTAATACTGCATTTCTGCGCTTTATCCGGTGCAAACATAACCCCCTAAAATAATCCGCACAAAAAAGTGTGTAACCGTTACGCGCTTGTGTGAAAGCATTTTATAATAGATGGAAAACGTTTCACCCTTAATTGCCTCGCCCACCTATACTTAACAATTTTGCCAAAAAGTAAAGCGATAATTATGTCTAAAAAGGAATTAGAAAAAAGTAAGGAATTGGCACGCATGTACTACCTGAATGGCGAAACACAAAAACTTGTGGCCGAAAAGGTAGGGGTTAGCCGCGTAACGATTAACAAGTGGGTAGCCGATGGCGGTTGGGACACTATGCGCGTAGCGAAAACCATCACCCGGAAAGAAATCATTACTAAAATGATGCAGGAGGCTAACAAAAAGTTGGAAGAAGGGAAAATGTCTTTTGATGAAATGTCAAAGTTGGCCGCATCCATTGAAAAAATAGACAAGCAAACAAACGCAATTACTATTTACGAGGTAATGACCGTTTACAACGAATGGCTGATAGTTCGCACGGGTGTGGATAAAGAACTTACAACTGACTTGATTAAGACAATGAACCGCTACCAAGATATATTCCTGAGTGAACAGGTAGGCAAAAGCAAGTTCTAATGGTCGGAAATACTTTAAAACAAGCACAAGAGAGGTGGAAACAGCTATCGGAAACGATACAGAATATGTCCACCGTCAACGTAGCTGAAACGAAAGCTGCGCAATTAGAACGTATTGAACGCGCCCGGAAAGATTATGCCTATTTCGTGGAATACTACTATCCGCATTATTGCACGGACAAAGTAACCGGGGAAGTAACACCGTCGGCAAAGTTTCATATTGAAGCGGCAAAAAAAATACTTCAAAACAGGGATATAAAAGCCGTATTCAAGTGGGCACGCGGGCACGCCAAATCTACCCACATGGACGTAATGATACCAATGTGGCTAATGTGCCAAAAACAACGGCAAATCAACGTCATGGTATTGGTCGGAAAGTCCGAAGATAGCGCACAAACTTTGCTGGGTGATATACAAGCCGAATTGCAATATAACAAACGGTACATTCACGACTTCGGGCCACAATACAATTCGGGAAACTGGCAGGATGGCGAATTTGTCACCAGCACCGGAATCGGCTTTTTTGCCCGTGGGCGTGGGCAATCTCCGCGCGGTCTAAGATATAGAAACCGCCGCCCGGACTACATAGTCATTGACGACTTAGACGACGATGAATTGTGCGAAAATGATACCCGTGTCAGAAAGATAACCGAATGGGTGAAAGAAGCCTTATTCGGGGCTTTCGGGGCGGAAGGTGGCCGTTTTATCATGGTTGGTAATCTTATCAGCAAGTGCAGCGTATTGGCTAATATAGCCGCGTCAAAAGGCGTATTCGTTAGTCAGGTGGACGTATTGGATAAAAAAGGCAAACCGTCGTGGCCCGAATACTGGACTATGCAGCGCATTCAGGCCAAACGCGAATTTATGGGCTACCGGGCCTTTGAAAAGGAATACATGAACAATCCTATCAAAGAAGGGACGGTATTTCGTAAAGACTGGATTCGCTGGAAGAAAATGTTTTCACTTGACCGATACGAAAAGATTGTAGCCTATTGCGATCCATCCTTTAAAGGCAGCACGCAAAACGACTATAAGGCGATTAAGGTTTGGGGAAAGATCGGAACAGAGTTGCACCACATAGCCGCCTTTGTCCGGCAATGTTCGGTTAGCGAAATGGTGCGCTGGTTCTACGATCTCCACGAGCGTATGCCGGAAGGCGTGATATGCGAATACTACATAGAGGCTAATTTCCTTCAGGATATTCTTTTGGATGAATTTACAACGGAAGGAAAGCTACGGGGCTACCAATTACCCATACAGGCCGACAAGCGCAAAAAGCCCGATAAATTCGCCCGTATTGAAGCCGTTTCGCCACTGTGGGAGCGCGGCTTTGTCTTCTATAACGAAAGGCTGCAAAATGATCCTGATATGTTGGCCGGGATAGAACAAACCCTTTCAATCGAAAAAGGAAGCCGCACGCACGACGACGCGCCGGATGCCGACGAAGGGGCTATTTATATCCTTCAAAAATACACAAGAATACAAGAGTATCAACCCAGCTTTGGTATGCGCCAAAGCCCTAAAAATTCATGGTAATATGATTAAGTTATTCAAAGAAATCATTCTGAATTACAGAGTAAAAAGAGCCGTTAAGATGGCAAAAGAATTATCGGAAGCGAGCAAACGCAAGTACATCGTTTTAATGGTGGCCGGTGTTCCCAAAGTCTATTCCAAGCAGGAATTAAAGAACCTGATACAAAGACGTGTATTCAAGAAAGGCACGACTATTCAGGACTTGGAAAAACGGGCAATCCTTATAACCGCATAGCCTATGTTCCTGACTGAAAACGACTATATCGTGGCTTCGGCGGATGCGTTGACAATCTTTTCACAAAGCACGCCGAAAAAGCGCGAAAAAGCCGAAAAAATGGCTATTGAGGAAATTGCCGGTTACCTGCGTAGCCGGTACGATACCGGGCTTATTTTTTCGGCCGTTGGTGACAATCGTAATGATGTCATAGTAATGCACGCCTGTGATATAACGCTGTATCATCTTACCTCATGGCTTCCCGGCAAAATGGGGCGCGAAATAAGAAAAGAACGTTACGAACGGGCGGTTAAATGGCTGGAAGAAGTCCAGGCCGGAAAGGTTACGCCGAATTTGCCAACCTGTACCGGCGAGGATGGAGAGGAAGATATAAACAACCCCGTAAAGTGGGGTTCGGGAAAAAGCAACACTTATATTTGGTAAGATGGGTAAAAAAAATCGCATAAGTAACGACCTGTGTGTAGGTGGGTTTAACCTTGCTAAAGAGAGCGACCGAAAACGGCTTAGTTCCATGATGGTAGAATTGAAGCTACAAGCGGATGCACTTACACAAAAAGACTTGAAAAATTGGCGGCAAGCGTGGCAAATGGCGTTGAACATAGAAAATCCGCGCCGCGGCCCTCTATATGATATTTACACGGATGTAGATGCGGATTTACACCTGACCGGCTGTGTCGGCCAACGCAAAGGCTTTGTTTTGAAAAAAAGTTTCAAACTGGTAGATGCCAAAGAAAAAGAGAACGAAGAAGCAACCAAGCTATTTGAAACCGGATGGTTCAAAGACTTAACAGGCTATATCTTGGATAGCCGGTACTGGGGGCATTCGCTCATCCAGTTGGGTGATGTTGTAACCGTTGACGGAAAGATACGGTATAAAGACGTTGAGCTGATTCCACGTAAACATGTGATACCTGAATACGGTGTTATTATCAGGGAACAGGGCGACGAATGGAAACAAGGGTATGATTACAGGAACACCCCCTTATCCGATTGGGTAATCGAAGCCGGAAAGCCTAAAGACCTCGGTCTGTTCCTGAAAGCGGCACATCAGGCCATACCCAAAAAGAACATGCTGGCTTTTTGGGATCAGTTCGGCGAAATATTCGGTATGCCCATCAGAATTGCCAAGTCAACGGCCCGCGATCCTAAAGACCGGTCACGCATTGAAAACATGCTGGCTTCTATGGGGGCGGCCGCATGGGGGCTATTCCCCGAAGGAACGGAAATTGATATTAAGGAGACAACAAGGGGAGACGCTTTTAATGTGTATGACAAGCGCGTTGACCGGGCCAATAGCGAAATAAGCAAAGGTCTGCTTAACCAGACAATGACTATTGATAACGGTAGTAGCTTGTCACAATCGGAGGTGCATCTTGAAGTTTTTGAAAATGTAATTGAAAGCGATGCCGACTTGGTTAAGGATATAGTGAACGACCAGCTGATTCCACGGATGATTAAGCACGGCTTCCCGCTCAAAGGCTTACGTTTTGTTTATGACGAAAGTATAGACTACACGCCGGAACAGCAGGTTGCGTTTGAAACAATGATTGTCGACCGCTACGAAGTTGATCCAAAATATTTCATAGACAAATATAATATTCCGATTATCGGGGAAAAGAAGGTACAAACACAACAACTTTCAAAACCTTTTTTCGACTAAGCCCCGATGTATATACGGGGCTACACAAAAGGGCGGCAGAATTATACGGAGATAACAACCTGATATTATCCGCTGACAATCACCCGGACACTTCGGACGTGGAAGCTGCTTTCAACAGAGCTGCAAAATGGTTGCATGATAACCGCATATTCGGAGCGGCCATGCTACGGGAAGATGCTGTTATTGGCTTGATTGAAGAAACGGCTTCCTTCTTATCCAAAGGCATAGAACGGGGATTGGAAGAATGTTCGCCATCTGAAACAATGGTGAACAGCCTGCGCGAAAGTGTCGGCGTATTTTCCGGCTTTAAAACCTTTCACGAAATGAAAGAAGCCGCCGGAATGCTTTTAGATGAAAGTGGTAATATAAAACCGTTCGAACAGTATTATAAAGACGTTCAAACCTTGAACGAAACCTATAATAAGTTCTACCTGAAAACCGAATACGATTTTACCGTTGCCAGCAGTGAGGCGGCCGCACGGTGGGAAGACCAGCAGGACGACGGGGAAGGCCGGTATCTATTGCAATACCGCACGGCCGGGGATAACAAGGTAAGAAAGGCACACCGGGAACTGGAAGGAATAACCCTACCGGCTTCCGATCCTTTTTGGAATAGTTATTATCCGCCGAATGGTTGGCGTTGCCGTTGCACCGTTGTAAAGGTGCGGGCTGCAAAATATCCGGCGACGAATAGCAAAGAAGCCATTGAAGCCGGAAGTAAGGCGACGGCAGGGAAATATGCCGAAATGTTCCGCTTTAATCCCGGAAAGCAGCGTGCGGCTTATCCTGCTTATAATTCCTATACGATTAGCAAGTGTGCCACCTGCAAGAAGAACGGCATGAAGCTGGCGAAGGTGCCCGACAATGAACTTTGCGCAGCGTGTCCGATCATTCGCGAATGCGCCGGGGACATAACCAAATCACAGACCGCCATTGAGCGCAAGCACTATCTAAGGGAAATGCAGCCGCTTCTGAAAAAGAGAGTCATGCTGGAGATTGACGGTGTACAGAAAAGTATCGGATTCCGAAAGGAAGGAAACGAGCATTTGTATAGTGATACGTTTGGTCGGTCGTCAGTTTTAAAGAAAGACCATTTATCCGGACTGGATAAAGTGCTGGGAAAAGCGGTCTATGTGAAAACATCGGATTCGCTCAGCCATGAACGAAAGGATAAAATCAAACGGTTCTATTATCTGGAATCGGAGATAGATGGAAAAATGGTTTATTTGAATGTGGCGGAAACGGACGAAAAGTCGAAAAAAGGTGTTATTTGGCACAATCGCTTCTTGTATTCGGTTACGGACAAAATAAAATGAAAGCACCCATTGGCGCCGTCTTAGGTTCCAAGACCAGGTGTGGCCACACAATGAATGCTTTCATAGCGCAAATATACAATTAATAATTTAAAAGTCAATGTTATGGACGGAAATTTCAAGAAAGAAGTTATTGACCGGTCGCTGGATGATATAAAGGTCGAATTGGACGAAGAGTTCGACCGGAATTTTGAGCGTAAGTCTTTCTTTGATGAAAAGAAATGGCCGGAAAGAAAGTTTGATGACGGTGTCGGGTCACTTATGCAGCGAAGCGGAGGGTTAAGGGGAAGCACCCGTTCCCGGAAACGGGGTGTCGAACTTGCTTATTCTTCATCCAAGCCATACGGGCGCATACATAACGAAGGCGGCGCAATAAAAGTTACCCGGAAGATGAAAGGCTATTTCTTTGCCCGCCTGAAAGAAATAGAAGGGAAATATACCTATAAAAAGGACGGGGAAAAAAGAAACAATCAACGCAACCGCCTGCTTTCGGACAAAGAACAATTCTACCGGGCTATGGCATTAAAGAAGGTCGGTTCAACAATCACCATGCCGGAACGTCGGTTCATCGGGAACGGCAAGGCAACGGATAAAATCATCCGGGAAATAGCGGAACAGAATATTGAGGACTATTTTAAAAAACATAATATTATAACTCCATGAGAAAAGAAGTTTATCAGATTCTAAAAAAAAGGCTTCAACAGCTAATTACCGATGAAGAAAGTAATATTCGCTTTGTTTCTGAACGCCAGCTTCAGGAAATAGCCGAAAAGGGGGAAACGCCAACTTACGCAATCAAACACATAGGACTATGGAATAGGCAGGTTGAATTTATAGAGGAAGAAACGCCATTTATTATGCCAGCCATATTTATAGAGTTCGGGAAAATAGATTGGAGAAGCCAGGCAGGAGGTTTACAAGATGCCAACCTTACAATAGGGTTGCACGTGCTTACAAATGCCGTTCCTGAGGGCTACGACGGGGAAGTGTTTCATCTTGATTTGTTGGATAAGCTAAATTATTGCCTGCACGGCTTTAATAGCGGAAGTATGGGGACTTTAACACGTGTAGCATCTATCCCTTGCCACGACCACGAAGAAATATTGGATAACACGGAAATATTCAAATGCTTGGTACAGGATGATACGGCCGTAAAGAAACAGGCTAAGATACCGGCAAAGCCTAATATTACCGTTACCTAAAAGAATGAAAGCTGCAAGGCTTCCTGTTTGGCTACTACGTCAGGATTGGCCGCCGCGTTGATATAGTTATAGAAAGTCTTTTCCGATATGCCATATATCGGCCAAATATAACGCTTCCAAATAGCCCGGTTAGACAAACCGGTCTTTGCATATTCGTCATATATTGCATTGACTTCTTTAACACGCTTAACGTATGAACAACCTTGTAAAGCCATTTATTAATCGGGATTTATAATAAGTACAAAATTATCAAAAAGATACAGGACTACAAAAGAAAAGCGGGCTAAATTTACTTAACCCGCTTTTTGTAAAGCAACAAACCTGTATTTTTTCCTATCATTCGATATAATAGGTTTGCAACATCATTCCGTTTCGCTTAATAAACAATACCGTCTTTCCTTCATCTGTACGAATTTCCGTTGTTACTTCGCTACGGGTGATTGTCTTATTTTCTTTTAGGCTGACTATTGCAGTATCAATAAAGAATTTAAGTGCATCAAAGTTGCTTTTATTATTTTGAACTATCAGGCCGTTATACTGCTTATCTACCCACGTTTGAATGATTTTTAACCAGCGCGGTTTGTTGTTGGGTATGATGGATTTATATTTCAGTTTCATCTTGGTTAGAGTGATTTTAATAGTTCTTCTTTAGACAAAGCATAGTTTTTCTCTAATTCAAATTCATAAACTTCCACCCTGTATCCAGCACTTTCTCCTACACGTAGTTTATACTTAGAAAATGGTTCGTTAGGTTTATTGGTATCATAATTAAAGCGAGAAGTAACTTCAACTGTTTCTACCATAAATTCCTGCACTTTATTGTTATAAATAGCCCAAACCTTTTGACCGGGCGTGAATTTTGTTTCTATTCTCATATTAGTCCCTTTCTAAATTGTTATGAGGGTTACTTATTCATCACTTCATCCATCCAATCAACGGCTTCCCGAATCGAATCTACTCGCTTAAATATCTTGGTCACGCATCGTTGCATGTACTCACAGCATATATTTTCCTCATCGTCGAAGTAGATATTATAAGCTCCGGTATCATTGGCTCCAGTACAGGCAATACCAAGTTCCAGCGCTTTTCTTACATTATCGGCATCACAGGACATGTAAGCATGGAGTATGCCTATTACTCCTTTACATCCTTCTAATCTTACTAATGGTTCCATAATATTCCTTTCTATTTAATTTCGAATAATTTTTCACTTCCAATTAATAGCTTAAAAAGGCATATATACCAGCATTACACAAAGTAGCAATAATCAATTCCCGATCACCTTGCGCCGGGCCTATATTCAGACTATCGCTTTTTCCAGTTCCAACCGATACCGTTTCTTCCGGTTCGATTAGACAAAAACCAGCGGAAACAACCTTTGTTCCTTCTATCTTCACACTGCTGTGTGTTATGTGATCGGGAAAAAGAACCGGCATTTTTAAGCCGGTCTTTTCTTGTTCAAATACAACATATTTCATACATACAGTATTAAAGCGTTTCAGGCGCATAGGCCATCACATAGGTTGTTACATCACAGGTTACTATCACACGGCCGGAACCCTTGCATTGCTCGCAAATATGCCCGTCTATACTACCGCTACCTTCACAGACCTTGCACGCCACCACATGGGGCGGAATAGTCTTTGTTCTTTTTACACCTTTGGGTTCTTGCGTTACCTTTGGCTTTCTAAATCTGTCTAAAATGTTTCCCATATCGTTTTATTACTTTAATATTATTACTTGCTTTCATCAGCTACCCAGTTGATTGTTACAACCGCTTTTAATTTCTTATGCCCCTTACAAACCGGGCATTCTACCTTTACACTTTCATGTGTCAGTTCATCAATTCCCCAGAACCAGCCGTTGCCGTGGCAATAGCCGCAAGGAACGCCGCCAAACTCTGTTCGTTCAACCGGGTGTTCCTTCGGAAACAATGGCGGCGAGATTAATAACATTGGTTGCTGCTTGCTCATGCTTCTGTCATGCCTAAAGGAACAGATACCCATGCGCCGTTCTCGTTTTTCACCTCGGCACGGATGAACTGTTTGCTGATTGCCGGTTGATAGGCTTCTTCGATAATCTGAACGCCTTCCATGAAGCGTTCATTTCCGGCTTCTTCCGCGATTTTACGCAATTGTACTACGCGGCTGGCCTTTAGTGTGCCCTGTGCGTCACGAGCCAACAAGCGAAGTACCATTTTTACAAGCGATTTTGTTTTTTCATCACTGGCAAGCCCTTCAATGTATTCTTTCACAATGGCAATGCCATCTTCAACCGTATCGCGATAACCGTCTGTCGTGTAAACACCTATGGTTATACGCTTGTCACCTTTTGAATTAGTAAACGTGTCGCTGCGCTGACCGTCCTTTTTTAGTTTCAGCACATCGGCTTTCATGTCGATTACATTCTTAAAATCATTCAGAACTAATTTTTTTGTTTTTTTTATCCCATTACTAATGAGTGCTAAAGATAAAATCGCCCTTTCAATGGTTTCATCCACCAAGTCGCGGTAAGCCTCGCGGTCTCTTTTCGCCTGTTCCTTGGCATTCTTTTCAGCCTGTGCAGCCTTAAACGCTTCAAACTGTCTCAATTCTTCATCCGTCATTTCAACGGCTTTTCTTTCTTCTGTCATAGCTTTAATTAATTTAATTGTGAATAATCAGTATTTTTATTGCCTTTCCGCTGTATCATCCTTATCTTGATACACAGTAGGTCTAATTCTTCGGTAGTCAGTTTTCCGAACTCCTTACCGGATATTCGCGGGTTCTTGCAGAAGGCATTAACACTATTCCAATCTGTTGTATCAATGCCGTGCTTTTGCAGAAGATGAAGGGCGGCTGATCGCTTGCGCCTTAATTCCTCGCGTGCTATCTCACGGGCCTTATAACCATTTGATTGTCGTTGCATCCCGTCACACATAGCATCATATTCTTTGTCGGTCATTTCCTTTAAAGATTCCGTCCTGTTGTCGGTGTATTGGCGAACTAAATCAATTTTTAATTCATCTTTATCTATTGTCGGCATACGGCCAAGAAGGGCGTAAAACCGTGAATAATTTCGTTTCATGCAAAGTCCTCCTCTTTCATACCATATTCAGCCATCAGGGCATCATGCGAAAGACGTGTAAGTCGTTCCGATAATTCGCTAAAGATAAAAGACTGTTCATCATAGGAAAAGCCCTCGACCTTTTTGATGATACTGTTTAAAATCACTTCAATTGCTTTATCCATAACTATTCCTTTTGATTGTTCTTTAAATTGTTCCAATACTGCGCGGCACCTTCGGGCCATATCGTGTAGTAATTACCAGGTTTAGTTATAAACCGGCCCTTACATACCGCTCGGAAGCCTTGAACAAAGATTTTCACATCTGCATCATAAGCTACTTTTTTCGCAGCGCGACCTTCTGGTTTCACACCTTCGGCATGACTGATAAAAATCAGCAGCTTATTGCGATGCTTCTCTTTCATGGCTTTGTAACTGGCGTATGTAAGCCCAGAGTATTGAAAACTATCCACTATTACAATACCGGGGCTTCTACGCTTTAACAGGCGTTTAGATAATTCATCCATTGGTTCCCGGTCGAGTATTTGAAACCGACCGTTTACTTCGTCCATACGGCAACGATTGATACTGATTTGAAGTGAAAGCCCTGTACTTTCTTCCAAGCTATCATAAATCACTTTGTCAAACTGGCATAGATACTTTGCCAACTGCATAACGAAGCTGCTTTTACCATTACCGCTATCGCCCCAAATAATCCAAGTTCCTGTGCGGTCTGGCGTTCCGAAGGCCGCCTCCCATTCATCGGTAAATGGGAAACAGGGAATGTTCATTGATTGTATCTCCTTAGGAGAATAAGCGCGTTTCATGCTTTTACTTCTTTTACGGCTACCTTGCAACGGGTAGCGGTTACTATTTTATTAGCTAACTCCAAATTATCAAGTTCAATAACTATTAACCCTTCCGTTCTTGCGCGGCGTACTCGGAGATCACAAGGGTATTCACCTTCACCCCATAAAAGCAGAACATGCGCGGCGTATTGGGCTTCCATGCCAAGTTGATAGACCTTTTTCAACATATCAAGCCCCCTTTCTTATTTTTTCAATTTCCGTATATACCCGGCGAAGGCTTCCGCCTGTGCGGTTTACCACTTTCATTACCTCCGTGCCTTCCGGGGCGTTTAATTTCGCCACCATCGCCGCTTGTGCCTTTAGGAATGCTTCGCGCTCTTTTCCGTCGTCCGGGGTTACTTTGCTGTATTTATCACCATAACGGGAGAACATTTCGGTATATCCTACTTTTTTGCATTCAATAGACCGGTTCATCTTTTCTTTTAGACCATCAGCCCCCATCATATACCAAGCGCAACAGCGTTCCGTCGCATTCCAAAGGGCTTTCAATTCTAAAAAGGCTTCATATTGCAGGTCGCCTCCTTCATCAAGAATAATTAAAGGGCGTTCCAGCGTTTTCAGGTAGAAACAAAGGTCGTCGTAAACATCGCAATACCTGCCGTTGTTGTTTACTCCAAATTCTTTCGCTATGAAGCGTATCAGGCGTTGTTTGCTTTTAACCTGTGAGCAATCCACATAAATAGCGTTCTTGTGCATCTTTACATAAATGCGGGCCGTGAACGTCTTTCCTATATTTGCCATATCACACAATACAGCGGAAACGCTACTTTCCTGACACATTGCCAACTGTTCGGTTATATAGACAAAAGTCGGTGTTTCGGCCGCTTGCCACTGAATTTCATTATTCAGCGATACATTCAAGCGACGGGCAAGGCAAATCCAATTTGTATCGCTAACCTGTTTGTCAATTTTCCCTTTTTTCAGTACATTGTACACGCTGGCCGAAATGCCAAGTGCGGCGGCATGCTTGTTATCCGAAGGGTAATTTTCCCGGTTTACCGTAATGGCTTCGAGAATACGTTGTTTAATATCGTTCGTTACTTCCATTATAATGATGTTTTAATGTTATTCTAATATTGTTATGTATCCGCAAACCCCCGGCCTTTGTAGTCGCTGAATTGGGCGATCAGGGTATTCATGTCCGGTTCTTCCGTTTCAACCTGTACGGGCTTTGCCGTTGCTTTCGCTATCTTTTTGGCGGTTTCTGCCTTCATCACCACCACCGGGGCAATAGCTTCTTTCTTAGTCATTGCGTCAAACTGGCTGATTAACTTATTTTGGTTTGTCATTATCAGTTTATCCGCTTCGGTCTGTTCCACTTGCGCCGTGTTGAAGGTTCCGACATTGCTTAACTTGTCAAGCAATACGCCATTTTGGTAGATATACACATCACCCATATTCCCTTCTTTATCGGGTAGGTAGTAGGCGTCCACTTGATTATTATTCGGGGCAAGGCGGTCGAGAACTTCCGGGCTGCTCAACCAAAGATCGGTGTAGTTTACGCGGCAATAACTGTTTCGTTTAATGCTCGTTTCCACATGTTCACCGATGAAGCGGTACAAAATAGCCTTATCAACCGGTTGCAAAGTCGGGTTCATATTGCTTTCAAGAACCTGCCAACGCGTCATACCGGGGTATTTCTTTTGATTAGGGTGTAGGGAGTGATTGAACTCGTGAACGTCGTTCATATCCTCCTGTATAAGTTGTTCCCATGTGTAATACTGCTTTTCCTCGTAGGTATCGTTGTATTCATCACTTATCTTTTTGCTTTCAGCGCGGTATTTCTCATTTTTAGCGTAAAAGCGGCCTATTCCTAAATGATTTTTATGTTCAACACTGCGTTTTTTCGCACCGTTCAAAGGTTCTGCAAACTTTTCCTGTGAGTTTAACGGGGCACAGAAGCGAACAAAGGGAAACAATGTACCAGCTTTTAGAAAGCTGTCTTTCCACTGACTCATAAGGTGGTTTTCCACTTCCACTTGCGCCGGGCAATTCCAACCGTTACGCTCCATCAGACGGAACATATCACGGAAACAATCTACAACCAAATCCACATTCTTATTACGATTGTAAGCAAAGCCGACTACACACTGGCTTGTTACATCGTAGGCGTAATAAGCCTTTGGGCGTTGCTTGGTATCTTTCAGTTTGCGAGGCAAATCGCGGTCGTCAAATGAAATCTTACTAAAAGAAAATTCCGGGGCGTGGCGGTGTACATGTGGCCGTTCATTGTGCATAAACGTGCTCCAACTCATAAGCCTGTGATTTATCAAAACTTGATTTTTCGGCTGGTTCAGATAGTTGTTTATAGTGGATTGGCTAAGTTTGATCGGGTTGCCTTTCTTATCCACAAATTCCGCCGGGTTGAATATCTCGCCTGTTTCCGGATTGCAAACAGTCAACTCACCGGCTATAAACATGTTGTACATTTCCCACACGTTTTTATTCCACGGCTTATTCGGCTGTGTCGCCAAACTAAGCAGAAGGTTTTCAATCTGTACGCTGACAAGCCTTGTGTTCTGATTACCGAACTTTTTGCTTATCAGGCTTATGTAACTGTTTTCTTGAAAGTCCTTCACTTTCTTCTTGAAGCGGTTTACCGAAAGCGGCAGACTGTGCCCGAACTCTTTTTGAAAGAAGCTGATCGCACCGGCCATTTCTTCCCAGCGTATTTTACTGCCTTGCATAACCGCCCGTTTCATTTTAACGTCATTCATCAAGCGAATAACTGACTGCAAAGCAGAAGCATTCAAAGTATATTCCTGTTGTTGTTCCGGTTCTAAAGGCTTGCCGGATGCTAAACGGTAGCGAGAATAAAAGCTGCGGGCCGCGTCGTCCACTTCCCAATGCGAAGCGAACCAGTTCCTTAAAATTTCAACGTCCATACTTCCGTATTTTTGTTCAACTAATTTTTTATACTTATCCGGCAGACTATCCACGGAAACAAGGGCAGTAACCCCACGGCCTATACCTTTGCGAACAACAATATACGGGTTGCGACGAACAAGGGATTTATAACATTCAGCACTCATTATAGGGGCTTTCGTTACATCTAACTGATAGTCCCCTAAAAGCGGCCGGTCGTCGCGCGTAAGGTCGTCTTTTGATATACACAATATTTTTCCGTAGTATTCCATAATGGCAGACTATTGTAGTTGGAGGTCACGCGCGATTTTCAAGACGCTTTGTTGCAGGTTCATAAGTATGGGAACAGTCAACCTTTCCTCTACCATCTTCACTTCGCCGTCAATCAATACCGCTGCTTTACCCTCATTCTTGTAAACAACGATTTTAACCCGATTGCTAAAGGTTTGCGTCATTGTACCCTCTGATGTCTCATGTGTAGTTTCCCAGTCTCTATAAACACCTTCACCCATTAATTCACCGCCTAACTCTTTGATGGCTGTGTAGCGGATTTTACGGGCCAGCTCGCTATCACTTTCAAAAGTCAGTGCCTTCCATACCATTACATCCGTGCAGTCGAATATCTGACGCAATTTGCCTTTACCGGCCCTGTCTAAATAAATATGCTTCTTCATCGCTATATCGTTTTACTGTTAATACTCTGTTGTTAAATATCTTCCGCTATTCTCCCGAACCGCGGAAGTTTTGCTACATTTGTAGCATGTCTAACTAATACTTAATACCATGAATAATATCATTGAAGAAAAAGACCTTATGCTTTCCTTTGTCTGCGAACGTGGCTCCTATATCGGTATCACAGGTTTCGCCTATTCTGAATACCCCATTAAGGGGAAAGAAAAGATTATAGGCATTATGAAACACTTTCAAAGGCTCAACCTAATTAGTGAATGTAGTGCCAATGCCTATAAGGTCTCATATCTTTTACATATTGAAGCCTCTGAACTTCTTTCCAAGGGAGGATTTAAAGCCCAAGAAGAACTTCTTCAGGCGAACATTGAAAAGTTGCTTCTTGAGATTGAAGACCTCAAACCGTCGCTTCCTCATAAAGCGGAAACGATTACAAGCATCGCAGCCGGTATTGCTACAGCAGCTGGGCTTCTCTTCGGGAAATAGCATTACGACATAATTCCAGAAGCAATCCACCGGGGAGCCAAAAGATGGGCGTCTCCTTGTCAAATGGGTGGCGACATACTGGTCGTAATAGACTTCGCCATCCATTTTTACAACGGTTCGTTCACCTTTTATACAATGTTCGTTTACTCCTTCTTTCTCAAAATCCGATTCATCAAATCCGTATGTGATGCGGGTGACTGTTACTTCAATACTACCAAGTTCTTTCATTTCCTATATCATTTAATTATTTCAATCGTACAATCATTCAACCGGCCTTCTATGACCGCCCTTGCATACGCCATTGCGCATTCGCCGGAAGCTGCTACTACAAACTCGGTCGCCCCCGTGCCAGTCATGGCTATATCCTCGTGACCGTTCAACTTTTCTATCAGGTTCAGCATCTTAAACTGTTCCGCTTCATCAATAAATACTTTGATTGCTTTCATAATTCATTCTTTTAATCATTGAACTGTCGAGCGTTTTTATTATATTTACCGCCCGTTAATATCTTTAACACGCTGCAAATCTATAGACTATTTTCGATTTGAGCAAATTATTAACCGATTATTTTCGATAAAATGAAAGCAATTGATAGATTTTACGAGTATTTAGCCGAAAAAAGTCTAAAGCCAACCAACGTAGAAAAGGAAATAGGCTTATCTAATGGCTATTTAAGTGCCCAAAAAAAGCGTAATGCAGATATGGGAGAAGGCATGATGCTAAAAGTTATAGACTATTTTCAGGATATTAATCCAATGTGGCTTCTTACAGGTGAAGGTAATATGCTGAAAGACGAAAATTCTTCATTAGCAGATTTAGTACGGACAGACCCTACAAAAAACATCAATTATATACCGCCAACAGCTCCGATAGGCAACATTCCTGATGAACCTGAAGCTATACCATTTGCAGAAGCCGCACGTAGTGGTTTAAATCCTATTCCTTTGGTAACACAAAGAGCTGCAGCAGGTTTTGGTAACGCTGATTTCTCCATTGCAGAAGATGACGTAAAAGAGTATTATGTCATTCCAAAATTCAAATACTGTCATGTGGACTTTATGATTGAGGTTTCAGGGTTATCTATGTACCCTCATTTCAATTCAGGGGATGTTATAGCCTGTTCTATACTTCGCAATACCGGGTTTATACAATGGAACAAATGCCATGTAATAGCAACACGTGAACAGGGCATATTAGTAAAACGGCTTATGCCGGGGGAAGATAAAAAACATTTGCGCGCCATTTCTGATAATAAGGAATATCCACCTTTTGAAATACCCGTTGATGAAATCACAGGTATCGCAATTGTAGTTGGTTCGGTTGGCCTCGAATAGCACATATTATAGTACGCGCACGCAGTTATCAAGTTGCAAATGAATATGTTTTATTGTAAGATATTGATTTTATGTTATTTGTAATATTCTAAAAGTTTCTTTCATGTGTTATTTATATGGCTTTTTCTACCATTTTAAACGGATTTTTTTGTCAAAAGTAGTATTTTTATGTAGTTTTCTATATTTGTAGGCTGTTACAGGAACGATGTTTTGACCCCCTTTTGACCCCCTTTTAACATAAATTTAAAGCCACCTTTTACACCCCTCTTTTTATCACCTATTTTATAAAAATAGGCTGTTAGAATAGTTTTTTAAGCACTACTCTAACAGCCTATAAATTACAGTATAACAATACTTTATCCACCACCACGAATAAGGTGTGATTGTTTTATAATAGCTTTCCGGGTAGGTAAAGAAGCTCCATCGCTTAAACCAGCATGCAAAAGGGTACTTTTCTTGATGCCGATACGTTCTTCGTCCAGCGTATTATACACGGCGGATATGCTACCAAAGTAAAAATCTCTTTTTTCAAATATCAGGTGTACATGTATCACCTTTGTTTCTGTCTTTCTCATGCGTATTTGGAAGTTTATTTCTGCAAAACTACCAAATAATAAGCATTTGGAAGTTTTTATATCGTTAAACTACCAAAAAAGGAAAAATAAAAAACGACAAAAAACAAGCCGCCGGAAGCCTCGTTTTGCGGCCCTATGACGGCTTTGTTTTTCGTATCGGGGAAATATAAGCAAAGTAAAGAGAAAAGTAAATGGCGGCCGGCGTTTGCTTTAATT